ACTATACACTTGTTATCATAACAAGTCAAGCGTTTTCTAGAAAAAAAGCTAAAAAAAAGCCCTTGAGAATCAAGGGCTTAGAAAAAAATTTAAAAAAGTTTAAATTTTATTTGTCTTGAAGTTCTTTCAGTTCCAACATAAGAGCTTTCGCTTCCTCATNATATCCCTGTCTGTGCAATTCTGCAGCAGCTCTCGCACGTCCAGCAGTTTCCCCAATTGCAACCATTCCCATGAAGATTCCCATAAGTGTAGTTGAGATTGTTTTGAATACCATCGGCAATGGATTTCTGAATGTAGGTTGTCTAAATGCTACTGACATTATACAAGTCCTTTCGATGCATTGCCACGAACTCTTGTATAGTCCTTGCAATCATGAGCGATACTCCAAATGTCTCCACGAGCAATACCCATGTCATTCAGTTCTCTGTCTGATAGTGACGATAGTTGTTTGATTGTTGTATTTGCGATTTTGTTTCTTTTGTAGGCAGCGACTAGTTTACTTAACATTAAACCACTCCTCTGCCTCTTCTTGCGTATAAGGCCACATAATTATCTCCTGTGTGTATGATATGTGTGTAGGTTCATCCTACGACTATATTTATAAACTAAAGTCGTATTTTAATGTTGCAATTGCGTAAAATCTGTTATGCGCCTTTGTCATGAATCTTAACAAAGTATTCAGCATCTACCACTACGAGTGGTTTCTTACCGTTCTTTTTCATCACAACAATCGGTTCGTAGTCTCCACTGTTTTCAGACGCTTGAGTATATGCATCCCAAACGTTTAGTTTCTCTACGTTCTTACATTCAATTGAGTAGGGGAATTTTTCTCTTGCGGCACGAGCCATGATTAAGTCTTCGCCGCCTGCACCCATTGATCTAGATTCTATATCTTCTGGGTGAACTTGCAGTTCCTCAATCAGTTTGTCTCTGACCCACTGTTGGAGTCTTCTGCCCTTCGCTTTTGCGCTTTGTGTTTTCATTATCTTTCATCCCGAATATTCGATCCCAATTCGATTCGAATTGTTCTCTATTACTTATGGGACGTGCCTTAGAACCCTTACCGCCATGCCAGTTAGTTCCACTCATCCTCTTCATCCTCTGCAAGTTCATCTTCAATTTCTATCTCAGATGCACAAAAAGGGCAGAAAGACACCTCATAGTATCTTTCTGCCAAATTATGTTTTATTTCGAATGTTGCCTCACACTCTTCGCATTGTAATAGTTTTCTGCTCATGCCACTTCTTCATACACATCGTCCCACTTACCCTGTAATCCAGCGACTTCGTATTCTGTGACACGATTCTCAAAGAAGTTCGTATGGTCTGCACCATTCAGAACCCATTCTAGCCAAGGTAGGGGATTTTCTTTTACTTTAAAGTTTGTTTTCAAACCGAGTTGGAGTAAACGTCTATCGGTTATATACCTTATATATGTCTTCACTTCAGACATATCCAAACCTTCAACCTCACCCATCTTATATGCAAGTTCTACAAACTTGTCTTCCAGTTTTACTGCAACACGAGCCATCTCATAGATTTCTGCTTTGAAAGCATCGTCTACAATACGAGGATGTTCTGCACAATATGCCTTGAAGAGTTTTGCGTTACCCTCAACGTGAATTGATTCGTCACGAATACTCCACTCAACAACCTTACCCATACCTTTCATCTTACCGAAACGTTGGAAGTTCAANAACATTACAAATGAAGCGAACAGTGCAACACCTTCGTTAAATACAGACTTTGCAAGTGCAAGTCCTAGTCCACGAACAGTATTNGGGTCAGAGTCCATCATGAACTCCACCTTGTCTACCATCTCTGTGTATTCCAAAAACGCATGATATTCACTATCGGGCAATCCAAGTGTTTCGTTAAGAAGTGCATATGCTCTTTGGTGAATTCCTTCACGTCCAGCAAAAGAACCCAACATGTTGCGAACTTCGTTGTTTTTGAATTTGGGGATGAACTGGTCATAATAGTTTTGTCCTACTGCAACATCNGACTGTGTGAACAGACGTAGAATGTTAGTAACGTATTCCTTCTCTACACCAGACATTTTACCAGACTTCCAATCTGCAACGTCTTCAGACAAGTCAAGTTCATCTTCAATCCAGTGAACCTTTTCGTGTCGTGTTGTAATCTCCACTGCCCAAGGATAGTGGAATGGTTTGTAGGTTTCAGAGAACTCCATCAAACCACCAGAACGTTTCTTCACAAACTGTTCAGAGATTGCCATGAACTGATCGTATGTTCCAATCAGTTTATCGTCAATGAAGATTTGTGGAACAGAACGAGCTCCAGGCACTTTCTGGTAAAACGCCATGCGTTGCTCTTCATTGTCTAGTCTATGTTCTGTGTATTCATAACCGTGTTGTTTGAACCACGTCTTTGCCTTTTCGCAAAAAGGACAATTTGATTTACTGTAAATTTCTACTTTCATTTTTATTTTATCCTTGGCATGCCACACATTCGTCTTGCGACTGTGCTTCTAGTGTTTGAGTTTCAAAGTCTTTCAGAGCATCTCTCGCAACTTTCGTTGATACGTTCTCTGCTCTTTGTGATGTTTCGGTTCGTAGGTAATACAAACCCTTTGTTCCTAGTTTCCACGCAGCAAAGTGTGCTTTGTGTAAGTCTTTCTTATCTGCACCAGCAGGGAAGAACAAGTTTAGTGACTGTCCTTGACACAAGTATTCTTGTCTGTCAGCCCCTTGTTCTATCAATGACATTTGATCCAATTCGATNGCNGTTTTNAAAACATCTTTGACTTCTTGTGATAGGAAGTCCAAGTGTTGAACAGAACCACCATTGGTAATNATNTCAGTCCACACTTCTTGTGTATTCTTTCCAACCTTCTCTAGTTCCTCTTCCAAGTAATCATTCTTCACCAAGTGTGAACCCGCCCGAGTTCTNTGGGTATATGCATTCGCCTTCGATGGTTCGATAGATGGTGATGTTGACACAATGATACTTGAGTTTGCGTTAGGAGCAATTGCAAGTAAGTGTGCATTACGTCTACCAGTTCCTTGCATGTCTGGTGCTTCTCCACGTTCCAATCCTAGTTGCATAGATTCTGCAACAGATTCATTTTTAATATGTTTGAATACTCTACGGTTCAGTTCCCTTGCTTGGGCAGATTCAAATGGAATTCTCTTCTGGTGTAGAAGTGAGTGCCATCCCATTGCACCAAGTCCAAGTGAACGTTCCTGTGTTGCAGAGTATCTTGCACGAGAAATTTCGTCACCGGCGTTATCAATGAAGAACTGTAGAACGTTATCCAAGAAACGAATCAAATCACGAATAAGAGTTGTATCCTTCCACTCATCAAACTTNTCTAAGTTTACAGAAGACAAACAACAGACTGCNGTTCTATCTTCAGATGTTGGTAGGTGAATCTCATTACATAGGTTCGAACCATGAATTTTCAGACCCTTCGCCCGCATCGTGTGTGGCAATGCTCGGTTCGCAGTGTCAATGAAGTTAAGGTATGGTTCACCAGTTCTGTAACGAGTTTCTAGAATCTGTTGCCACAACTTACGAGCAGGTGTTGATTCACGAACATCATCATCGTTAGGGTCACGCAAGTCCCACATCTCACCACGTTCAACTGCTCGCATGAATGCGTCTGTAATGTTGATTGCATGGTGTAGGTTTAGGTTCTTACGGTTTACGTCACCAGTAGGAACACGCATGTTTAGGAACTCAATAATGTCTGGGTGTGATACGTCAATGTATGCCGCATAAGAACCTTTACGAGTGCGTCCTTGACGGTATGCAGTCATGTCTGCATCTACAGTGTGAAGGAATGGCATCGGGCCAGGCGCCTTATCTGAGATTGCACGAACATCACTCCAGTGTCCACCAACACCACCACCTTTAACTGACAACCATCGCAACTCAGAAGAGTGGTCGATAAGTCCTTCAAGTGAGTCTGGGACGTAAGTTAAGAAACAAGAAATAGGAAGTGCCTTTGCCTTCTGNCCTGGCAATGGCGCATTTGACAACACTGGGGAAGANAACATAAACCACCCTTTAGAGACTGCATCATAGATACGTTGTGCGAGTCCCATATCACCAGCAGAGTATGCAAGTGAGGCACGAGCGTATGCCTGTTGTGGCGAATGTTCATTGTCTAAACAATAATAGTCCTTAAGAAGTTTATATGCTTGTTCTGATAGTTGTTTATCTTTTTCGTAGTCTAGTGTAATGCCGAGGTATTCTTGACCAAAGTCTCCCTCAGCCTTGGGAAAGTCAATTACTTTAACTTCTGCAAGGGCCATGTTGTTATTCTCCTAATTGTTTTTTCTTTATACACGCTTCCAATTATTAAAAGTTGTAAGCGCAGACAGTCCCGAATGGGTGTTACTATGTATAACTGCCTTTATGTCATCTGGTGTAATACCAGACAAAACCATATCATTAATATCTTTTTCCTCAATCCCTTTGGGCCATAAGACAACAGAGTAACCTTCCTTGATACAAACTTCAATCTGTTTACAGACTTCTTTGTTTCTAGGTTCGTTATCTGGTATCAATACCGCCTTACTTTTGAATTGTGGAACACGCAAGTCACTTTGTGCGACTGCAACTGCATTGTTTAAAAACAAACTATCAAGTGGGCCTTCAGTGACATATAACGTCTTTGAAGGATCTACCCTGTCGAGACCAAAAATCTTTGGATAGTTTTTATCCAGTATGATAGTTATGTATTTTTGTGGTTCGTTACCAAACGCCCTCCCTTGATAGGCAAATATTTCCCCATTGTCTTTTCTAAAGGGGATAATCATCCTTGGATGATCGCCTTCTAAGGAAGGAAACTTGTTTTCTACAAGTCCGTTGGTGAACTCAAAGAATTTTGGACTGTAATATATATCATCCCATGCTGCTTCAGGCAGTGATCTTTTGGATAAAATTTGCACCGCCGGATG